TATCAATGAGCTTGTGGATAGGGAGCAATCCGATGATTTCGATGCTCACGCTGCAAATGTGGAAATTTGGCAATTGCCATTGACACCACTACAGCGTAAGATGAGAACTCGCGGGAAAAACCTTCGACGCTGGCAGAGACGCCAGGTGGAGAAGTCCTTGTTCGCCATGCTAAATTATTATTCTCATATAGATGATGATTTGCTGGCAGACATCAAGCGAGTGCGCGCCTTTGATAAGGAGCGAGGAATTGTGTTCGCACCTAAGTGCCGCACTATTGGGTGCGTCAGACGGGCGCGAACTGATGATTGCGACTATTGTACTCATCATTGTCGCTGCCTCAAGGGACACGCTCGTAAGATTAAGACCTTAACGCACTACAAAGCAAAAAGGTCAAGAAGTCCAGCTTTGCATGTTGCTGGACGCAGGAAATGCGTCAAAGGAGGAAAAGCTCAAGCTCTTTTCTCCGTTGAGCACATCTTGAATGTGCCATTTCTTGACAAATTGGCAGATCACTGCGCCAAAGTCGGACATGATAAAGACTTTTGGATGCAGTTGCTAACAACATGCGCCATTCAGATTATGCATGTCTTCCACAATCCTGACAAAACGACGATAGCACTTGCTATTTCGCAGGTTGTGATGACGCTGCCAATTGCTCGCAAATTGACAGGGGAGTTGATTACTTCAATTATCGAACTCTTCACGTGGGCAACAAAGCAGACAAATGCACAGTCTGATAATGAGGACTACGAATCTGTTGCTAAGGTTATTTATGCAGCTCTGATGGGTTTTGGAGTTTTAATTCCAGCCATCCTTGTTGCTAAACTGCCCAACTCTTCAGATATAACCAACTTTATTAATCGATTTTCTAAGGTTGGTTCGTGTGTAAAGTCTTTTGAAACCCTAAAGGATGTGGTGAAGCCGTCTATTGACAGTCTCACCGATTACATCCGAACAAAGTTTCTAGGACTTGAACCTCGCACCATCGATGCCTGGCATGATATTGATGCCTGGTGCGATGAAGTATCGCAGCTTAATACAACTGACTTCGAAAAGAACATTGTTCGAAGTAAGCTGCTGAAAGAAAAAGTTGAGTCCCTATTGATACGGGGCGATAAGATTCTGAAACTCTTGGATTCTCTTAAGATCCCGATTGCTCAGCGCAGTCGAGTATCGAATCTTATGCTTTTCCTGCACAAGGCTCGTGCAATGGTCGCTCATTCTGGAGCTGGCTATACTGAGCCAAGAGTGGCCCCACTTGTTGTTCACATGGTGGGTGACACTGGTGTTGGAAAATCATCAATGCTTCCTATGTTGAACTCGCACCTTTTGGTCGAGATGGGTTGTCGTGACCCAAATGATCTCTTTGAGAAAGTTTATTATCGCGATCCCACCTCTGAATTTTGGGATGGGTTTAACGAGGGAGCACGGATCCTCGTCGTTGACGACATTGGACAGGTTAAGGACTCTATTGGGTCTAAAAACCCTGAGCCTATGGAATGCATTAGAACAGGTAATACTGCATATTTTGCACCAAATATGGCTCATTTGGAGAACAAAGGAACAACAGTTTTTCGCTGTAATGTTCTTATTTGGACTTCAAACGTTCCAATCGTCAACTTCGAGTCGCTTACTTTCCCTGATGCTGTTGCTGGTAGGGTTAACCTGAAATTTAAACAGGTTCCTGCTAAAGACTACGAACTGGTCCGAGAAATAAACGGGCGAGTTCACGTTAGTCTTAATTCAGCTAAAGTGGCCGACGAAGCTATTGATGATCCTCTGGTCTATGAAAAAGCCATTGAGTTCATCCAGCTAGAAGCCACAGGAACGCATGAGCTTAGTAATAAACGCTTATCGTTCCGGGAAATGACGCAAATTGTGCTCGAAGCATATCGAGCTAAAATGAGTTCTGGCGATCGTTTTAACGATTTCCAGAAACAATATTTCAACACTATTGCCGGACAAGCACAGTCTGGTGTCAGAGTCCACTGGGAACCCAATTTTCTCAGGCGTGGCTTTGGTGCTAGCGTACATCTTGCTCTTTCAAATTCGTTGGAGCATTACGAGCCTCTTGCGGTGCCGACAGATGTCGCTGAAGGCGACGATACCACTCTTCTCCAAGTAGTCTCTGTTGAGATTGCACCAAAGCTGTGTGATCGCTTTATGCGGTCATACGCTACTGCTATGTTTGCAGCTGAAAGCTGTACAGGTAGTGAGGCAGAGAAAGACAAAGTTTTTGACAATGTTTTCTTTGCCGTTGGTGCTATCCGACCAGGGATGTTTAAATTGTGTCATGAACACAAAAATTTCGTCCCAGGTTTTGCTAAACGCTGGTATCTGAAAGTGGTTAAAGCCTTTTCAGATGTGTCGAGAAATCTCGAGAATTATGTCGAAGACTATAATCGACAAACTCTCGCAGGATGGAACCTTGGTTTTGAAGAGCAAGGTTTCCGTCCGGACGAAATCCCGGAAATGCCCAAGTGGGTCATTTACTTTTCCTGGTTTATTAATTTGGCAGCTCTGATTACGCCGTACATAGTAATGTTACTGTGCTTTCGTGCTGCCTATACCTGGATTCGTAATTTGATTCACAAGTGGAGTGGTGGTGAGGACGATTATGATAGTGCCGAAGGTTATAACCCTGGCACAAATAAAGGTCGTGCTCCTACCAACCGGGAAAATTATCAGCCCGCTTCTGCCAAAGGTAGACAGAACACCAACCGAGAGAACTATGCTCCTGGAAGCGTGAAAGGACGCGTTGTAACAAACGTTGAATCTAATGCCCAGGCTATTCTCGATCAGAACGCGGCTGAAGTTGCGTCCACCGTCATAAACAATATCTATGCTATTCAGTATTGGAGTTTAGGCGGTTGGGAAATCTGTCAGACTGGTACGATCATAAAAGGACGTATTTTGCTGACAAACAAACACCTCCTCAATACTTTTAAAGGATTGAAGAAGTGGCGTGTGATTAATCACAGTGGTGCGTATGAATTTGACGCTACCGCTGTGAAATCAACATTTGCTGATGAATCGTGTGAGTATGGAAGCCGAGACCTTTGTCTCATTGAGCTTCCACGCAATGTTCCTCAACACAGAGATATAACAAAATTCTTTGTGAGTAAGGAGGACTATGCGTACTTCAACACGATTGAGTGGGTTTCGCTCCTTGGGTTTTCACCCAACCAGAGCCAACTCATTCTACGGCAATACTTTTCGAACGTATGTGCTGCATCAGACGGTGTGTTCGCTCTCTCTGATTCAACTGAAGAGAGATTTGTTCGCAACTATTTCCAATACGGGATTCAAACCCGTTTTGGTGACTGTGGTGCTCTTATGATCATGTATGATAAGAACCGCCACAAGAAACTCGCCGGTATTCACATGGCCGGCGTGAAGTTTGGCCGATATCAAGGAATTGCGCAAGCACTCCACATTGAAGCCTTAAATGAACTTCTGAGCAGACTGGAAGGTGTTATGCCTGACAGTTTGATATCGTGTGAACCTGTGGTTGAATCAGGAGTTGCTGTTGTCAGCATTCCCCTTGATGAAACCAGTGCACGTGTCGAAATTAAACGAAACGTGCAAGGGAGCTTTCTTGAATTTGGGACCGTTAAGGAACCTATTCATAAGAATGTGAAGACGAGGATTTTCCCTTCGCCTCTTCATGGTGTTATCACCACTCCCACAATGAAACCAGCGATGCTCCGCCCGTTCGTAAGGGACGGTGTGGAGTATGATCCACTTGAACTGGCTCGCAAGAAAGCAAGTACACCATCAGTTAAGCTTGATGATACTCTGCTTAATGCAGCAACTGAGCACCTGAAGTGCCTAGTGCTTACCAACCGAAAGGAAGGAGACTCACGTGTTTTAACACATGAGGAAGCAATTAGAGGCATTGAAGGTGATGAATTTATCCAGGGTGTGTGTCGAAAGACTTCTCCTGGGTACGGATGGAAGAAATCTGGGAAAGGTAAACATGCCTATCTCTCAGATGATTCTGGAGAGTGGAAAACCGACCACCCAGAAGTCGTTGAAAAGTGTAACAACATTCGCGACGTCTGTGCTTCAGGTGGTCGTCCTTGTACCTTTTGGACTGACACGCTCAAAGATGAGCGCCGGCCCATTGAGAAGGTAAATCAAGGAAAGACCCGGCTATTTTCAGCAGGTGAGATGGCGTATAGTATTGTCTTTCGACAGTATTTTTTGCCGTTTATTGCTCACATGATGAGAAACCGGATCACATTTGAAGCAACTGTTGGCATCAATGTTTACTCTTATGAGTGGACGGTGCTAGCAAAGCGACTCACAGAGGTTGGTAATAAAGTAATAGCTGGTGATTTCACCAACTATGATGGTACACTTGCCTCTGAGATGTTGTGGAAATGTCTCGACATTGTGGAGAGTTACTTTGATGATGCTTCTGAAAAGGAACGAACCATTCGTCGTGGACTTTGGAGTGAAATTGTCCATTCGATTCACATCGATGGCAATGTGATTTATGGTTGGTCACACTCCCAGCCTTCAGGCTGTCCGATGACAACCATCCTTAATTGCCTGTACCATTCTATCTCTGTTAGATATGTGTACATGCTCTGTGCTAAGAAGTATAGCCCAGAGCACTTCTCTCTCGATTACTACAACATGTATGTGCGTCACGCCAATTATGGTGATGATGACGTTACAAACATTGCTGATGAGATCGTAGAGTGGTTTAATCAGGAAACGATTTCCGAAGCTTATAAAGAGTTAGGAATGGTTTACACTGATGAAGCCAAAACCGGAGATATTGTAAAGTATCGGTATCTTAAAGATATTGCTTTTCTTAAGCGCCGGTTTAGATGGGACGAAGATACTTCACGATATTGGGCTCCCCTGGCTCTCGAAACGATTCGAGAAATGGCCATGTGGGTCCATGGGCGAGTAGATGTTCATGCTTTAACTGCAGATACTCTGCAAGAAGCTGTGCACGAACTCGCCATGCACGACAGCAAGACTTTCCATAAAGAAGTACCAGTATTCGCGCAGGCCGCACGTCGATTAGACGTCCCGACGTACGTCAATACCTACGATTATTATCGTCAGGTTGAAGCGTTTCGTTGGGGAATGGGCCAAAATAATGATCTCCGTGATCGGGGCCAGCCGCAAATGATCGAAAGTGGCTGTGCAGCAAATCCTGCTGGAGTGGGACTAGGACGTGAAGGCTATCCTAGGTCTCGAAGGGAGAGGTATTTACCTCTAGAGGCAGACGTGTGCCCTTCTAAAAATAATAGGCTTTCTGCCCGATCTATATCTCGCCGGCTTAAGTCAGCAGCGAAGATGAATAAAGGACTTGCTCAATCAACAACAAATGCAACCGAACAGATGTCCGGAAACATGGAGGAGGTTCCCTCCCCCGTGATGGAAACACATCAGATTCTAACGTTTACGGAAGAGTCTGTTGTACCGACCGAAGGTGCACCATCTACTACGATGCACCGCTATTATGTTGACGCTCAGGACGATAACCCGAACGAGTTGACAGATTTTCTGTCAAGAGAGATTGAGCTGAAGAATTTTAGCTGGCCTTCAAACACCGGCGTGATTTCTTCACTCACCACCGTAGAGCTTCCAAATGATTGGATTGCTACAGCGATGATCCTTGAAAAACTTCAAGGTTTCAGGTTTCTGCGGTGTGATTTTGTTGTGCGCATCCAGGTTAACGCACAGCAGTTCAACGCTGGTCTTCTTAGACTAGTGTTTAACCCTTTTGAGAAACAGCTCCAGCTGGCACCAAGTAATTTTATTCACTTTGGTGGGCTCACCGGGTATCATGGTATTGACCTTGATCTTGGTGATGGAGACAGTGTTGAGTTGCGAATTCCATTTCTGAATGTGGCTTCCCACTTCGATTTGGTAACAGCGGCTCAGGCTCTCCTTGGAACTGTCCACGTGGTTGTTTACAGCCCGTTGACTGGACTCAATGATGTTGATGGTGTGGTTTTCCTCCGCGCTGAAAACATCGACTTTGAGATGCCCACAGGATTGGGTGTTAGTAGTGATTTCACTGCTCCACTCAAGGGTGTCGCACAGTCAAAGGGTCCACGTGTGACTCAAAATAAGCGTCCAAAACGGACCATGCCAGAAGGACTGTCGTCTGCTGACAATGATGAAGACGTAACCCCGCTCCTTGACCGAATTCAGACTCGAATTGACTCTGAAAAATCTCGGCCAGGTACGATCGAGACTATGTCTCGGTCTGTTGGTAGGGTCGCCAGAAGTTTTCTCGCAGTCCCTTTTCTTGGCATGTATGCTAGGACCTTGACCTGGGTGGCAGATGCTGTAGGTGCAACTGCTTCTCTTTTTGGTTGGTCAAAGCCAAATGACCCTGAGTTTACGACTCCAGTGACGTACCAGTTTGGTACTCACTTCACCAATTATAACGGTGATGTCAAAGCAAAGGTGATGGCTATGGACTACCGAAACGAAAATGATGTTCCTGCTGAGATCTTCGGTACTTCGGAGGACGAGATGGCTATTAAGTCAATTATAACTCGTCCGACGTATATCGATCGTTTTAGCTACTCGACGTCATCGACCTACAAACAAGTCCTTTGGTCATGGCCAGTAGATGCTACCGCCTGCCTAAAGGACAAATATTCTGATCCCACGCCCCCACCGCATTTTGCCATTCGTAGGTACAATAACCTTGTTTCCTACCTGGCGTCTATGTTTCGGTACTGGCGTGGAGAACTCTGTTACAACTTTAAAGTTGTTAAGAGTGTCTTCCATTCTGGAAGAATCAGAATTGTCTGGGTTCCAGGTGCAGATGAGTCTACGGACTTTACCACTGTTGACATTAATAAGTGTTATTCAGAGGTTATCGATCTGCACTTTGTTAACCGCTTCACGTTCTGTGTACCTTTTGCATGGAATCTTCCTTGGAAGCGGTCTGATGAGGTGAACTCGGACCCCAACGACATTAGGAAATCCTGGGCGCCGCCACTTGGTATGATTTACATCATTGCCATCACTGGCTTGCGCACAGCTCCTTCAGCTTCTACAACCATTGACACTATTGTTGAAGGTTACGCTGGGGATGACTTCCAGTTTGCTTATCCTGAAATAGCACTGGGGGAAGATTTCCGCATTTGGCTTCGAGCGAACCTGCCAGTTTTGAAAGGACGCGCTCAAAATAACATTTCAGAGAGTAAAATCTCTGATGTTACGCCAAATGTTCTGGGCATGGGCGAGGCAATTACATCGCTTCGCCAAGTTCTCAAGCGTTATGATCTTTTTCCTAACGTTTGGAACCTGCCCGCAGCATTTCAGGACTCACGAGCAGCTCCATCAGGAGACACGGGTGTAACCATTGCACCTAATTCAACTGTTTGGTTGTCAGACGCGTCCATTGGACAAAACCTGCAATCAAATCAGGTCTCCTGGTTTGATATGGTAGCCTCTCTTTACCGCTTTCAGAGTGGTTCAATGAGGCTCCTTCTCACCAGTCGAGTTACTCAGACTGATGGCGATGAAGCGGTTTTAACCGTTTTCAATTCTACGAATGATGTCTCGCGTATTGATCAGTGGGCTACCATTGACTCGGTCCCAAATGTTTATCATAATAGACCATACGCGTGCAAATTTCATTTGTACGAGCCCTACCAGGAACTTCATGTTCCTTTTTATTCACCCTTCCCAGTTAATCTGGGACCTTTGGGTCGGCCAGAGAATCATATTCTCCCGACTTCAAAGAAAGTTTCGAATGGCGCAGGACCTCGAGTTTTCTATTACCACACAGGTAAGATTGATGAATTCGAGGTTCGTCGCTCGATCGGCGAGGATTTTTCCTTTGGATACCTTGTCGGTCCTCCAGTTACCGCTATTCGAACAAATTCTTAGACAAACGCTTAGGCACTATTACAGTAGTGTTGCGGCG